AACATACTGTTCTTGATTATAACGATTGTTACCTACATTCTCTCTCAGTGTTTGATTAGCAGGTTTAACTTCTACAACTTCGGCATGCTTCTTTCCAGTTTTGTCTTTGTAAACAATGAAAAAGTCCGGCACGTAGATAGTGTATTTTCCTGTTAGAGGATCTCTATAGGGTATCTGTATGCTTTCGCTGGCCCAATTTTCTACTCCGTTATGCTCATCTAACATTCTCATGAATATGAACTCCCACGAACTGCGAGCTAACGGTGTTCTAGTCCCGACATACTTTGTGGGATTTTTCATTTCAAAACGACCTTGAGCAAACTTAGGCATTATGGATCAATATTTCTTGAAGCGTCTATTTTAGTTACATTGGTAACTCTGTAGCCCAGTGAAGAAATAGATTTTCTATTATTGTTTAATATGTTGGCAACTAGAGCAGATAGCTGTACAGAATCAAAACCTTTGAGGGTATCAATGATTTTAAAAACAGGAAGTTGTTCTATCTTCGCCTGTCTTAGTATTGCTGAAGCTGTGGCAATGCTGGCATCTCCAGCAAAGCCTCTAGTTTCAAAGAATGCAATCGCTGATGAAACATCATTGGCTGAGAATTCTAAAGGATCCTCACCGTATTGATCGAAATATAGTTTGGTAGCTTCTGCAGAATCTTGTATATCCGGATTAGGTAAGTTTGTAGACATTATTCACCTTCGCCTCCCACCACCTGCTTTGCAGAAGCCACTGTGGTATTTGAGTTGCTCTGAGATTTTGGAATCACGGAACCTAGCACACCGCCGATAGTTTTCGCTGCTCCTGTGATTGCTGCAGGGTTAGTGAGTATACCGATGGCTTCTGATCTCAACTGATCCTTGCTGAGATTTTTAAAATTCTTAGCAGTGTTGATAGCACTGATAGCGGTACCTAAAAATCCTCCCACTGATCCAAACGCCGAACCATTGCCTACCGAACCGAACACTTGTTCTAGTCCATCTAAGACGCCGCCCTCGCCTGTTAGTGTGGCAACACCACCACCGGCCACGCTTAGTGGGCTAGGTGTTTGATCGTAGTACAGAGTAGCGAAACCCTTAGGTGTTCCTCTCGACACAGTTCCTTGACTGTATTGTACGGATTCATACTCTACAGTCATTTGGTGGTCCATAAAGTCCGTGGCTGCATAATCGCCTTGACTGTGGTTCCAACTTTTAATTCTAGGATTGATCAGTGTATAGCCGTTGAATCTTCTTCGACTCATTGTATAAAGACTGATACTTTTAAAGAAGTCAACAGATTTATTGTTGTCTAAACCGTATCTAAAATTTGATCTCGGATCGTTAACTGGTCTATACTTGATATCGCCAAACGCTTCTGCAGGTAGATTTCTATCTGCGCTGTAGTATCCGTAGTACAATGCCCATAGTGCATTGATGATTCCATTGGTGTCATCATGGAAGGTAATGTTCACTGGCTCGTAGTTCAGTGATTTGTAAATTAATTTCTTTCTGTTGTACTGATTCTTCACTACAGAATCAATAGTATACTTTGGCATGTCGGCAGTTTTAACTAGATATCCAACTTCGTCTACGTGATTGTTTTGAAAGACCTGACTTTTTACCGCAGTTCTATCTATTTCAAATCTCACATAGAATAAGAATTTACTTCTAGGGGCCAGTCTGTAGGTGTTGTCAACAAATAGCCTAGTGGCGTGTTGCCAGTTGGCCATTGTGCCTTTGGGTCTAAGAACACCGCCTGTAAACCCTTGTGTTAGATATCTAATGAATTTATTTGCCATATAGATATTTATGCGAATAAAAAAGCCCGGATAAACCGGGCTTTTTATCTAGTAGTTGCGATTAAACTGCGCCGCCACCTGTTACTAGGCTACCTAGTGTTCTTCCTACTGAAGTACCAATACCAACTGTACCTGCTGTCTGGATTGCGTTATCAAATCTGATAGTCAATGCTACCGATGCAGCTTCGTTAGTAGCGTAGTTTAAGTCACCGTAGTCTGCGTTTTGTACAAAGCATCCATAGAGTTCAAATGTTTCTAGAACGTTTGGATTCTGTGCTCCGTTGCCGCCGTCTAAGACTTCAACTTTGGTAGTGAACTTGTAGTCAATACCAGAACGTGCAGAAGCTTGTTCCATAAAGTCGAACTGCTTCTGGATCTGTTGACCTACTAACTTGGTAACATTACCACTGGCGTCGTCACGCAGATTAAGCGTGATTGTTTCCCAGGTGTACTTACCTGCTAGATAGATCTTTGAGTTATAGACAGGAAGCTCCATTTCTTCAAAACTAACTTTAGGTCTAGTTACATCCACGACCTGTCTAGTTAATTCTGTGCTGGCTTCAACACCAAATCCTAATAGTATCACTCGGAAGCGATACTTTAGTTTTGGCATCAACAGACCCTGGTTCGCAGTATCTGTGCCTGGTCTAACGGAATAGTTGTTAAGTGATGTCAATGCCATTTTTAGATTTCTCCTGTATTCTTCAAGCGTAGTGGTATGTAAATGAACTCAACCGCTTTAGTTGGCTCTATGGCAATGTCTACATAAAGTTCATTTCTGTCCACTCTTGAAGGTGTGTTATTTGACTCGTCACAGACAACAACGAAGTCATAGATAGCACGTAGACCCACTAGTTCTAGCAATAGGCTTTCTACTGCACCCTTGATCTCATCTCTAGTGATTTGATCATTAGGTTCAAACAAATATGGTCTTGCTAGTTTGTTTAGTTGGCTACGTAGGTATACCACTAAACGTGCTACGTTAATGCGATCCAATGCTGATGCGTTTCTTGCACGAGTCTTTTGACCAAATGCAACGTGTCCAACTCCTACAAAGAATGGAATCGGGTTGATCTTGAGATCATATAATGTATCTCTTTGACCTTCACCTAGCTGCACAGTCTGGAACTCGCCGCTTAGTGAGTCAATGTAACCAACGGATGTTGCGTTAACGATACCGCCACGTCTTGTACCTGCTGGTGCAAACCATGGATAGCTAACTTGATCGCTTAGAGCCATTGTCTTAAGCATCATGTGGCTAGCTGGAACAACTGCGTTAGCGCCGCTTAGATCATTGGTAAATCCATTTGGATAGTAGATCGCCAAGTACTCGTCATAGGCTGTGATTCCATCATCGCCTGTGCCTGTAACGCCTGCTGCGTTGGTACCCCAGTTAGTTAATGTTGTAGCATCTGGTGCTAGACGTAGAGGAGTATCACCGATAACGAATGCAGTTAAACCACGATCAATGTTTAGGTTGATCAAGTTCTGCATTACTTCAGGATATCCTGGGCAAGCAATCAAGTTAAAGTTTCTGCGCTCTTCGTCGCGAATCTCTGAACTTGTATCGATCACACTCTTGATACCTGCTTGTACTACAGCACGTTGAGCGTGTCTACGGAATGTACCAGAACCATCTTCATTGTTTGGTGATGCTGTTACCCAACGATCAGTTGCATAGTTAGTCATTGGTTGACCGCCTGCTTCTGCCTGTTCAGGTGTTGTTGCGTATCTTGGATTACGATCGTTCTGATCGATGTAGTTGTTTACATAACGCTTAACGTTACCATAACTTCTACGTGTGTTCCACAGCAACATACCTTTTGGATATAGTGCCGAATCTGGAGCATCTGGATCTAAGAAATCGGAACTTAGTAATGTTACAATAGATGCTGGATCTGTTGATTCGCCTGTGTCGTCCCAACGTGCATCTGCAAATAATACACCGTCTTCAGTGATCTGATCGGCCTTGTCTACTTCAACCCAACGTTTAGCAACAGGAACTCCGCTAAGTTCTGCATTAAACTTGTAGATTGTTGGGAAGTTTTCTAGATCAGCTGTGCTAATCCATAGATCGCCTGTTACTAGATCGCTGCCGTCGCTCTGTGTTGTAGGTGCTGTTGCAGCTACTTGAGGACCTGCTGGATCTGATGTAGGATATTCATTAGCGTAACCTACCCATGTGTCGCCGTCGTGTACCATAATGTCAACTTGGCTAACTTCTGGGTTGTACCATAGTTGACCGTCTTGTGGCTCATTTAATGGCTCACTAGATGATGCTATGAAATCGCTTGCAGACAATGGTGTCCAGTTTGAAGCAATAAAATCATCTGCGCTACCTGCCGGTGCTGCAAAGAAATGTGCAGTACCTGTGCCAGTGTTTAGATTAAATGCGGGGAACAGAGTAGTAATAGCACCATTGGTATCAATGATTCTAAAGTCACCGCCTGCTTTGTGGCTGATTTGTAGTTCGTTGTTGGCGGTTACTGCTGCTTCAACATGTGTAAATCCTGCAGCATTGATTGCTGTAGCAAAAGCATCAGCTACTGCTACTGGATCAGCTACTGATGATAATGTTACAGAAACTAGTGTAGAAGCTCCAAGATCTAAACCACCTTGTAGAGATTCTTTTAGAGAGAAACTCTTGTTACCAGTTGTTAATGTAGATGATGTAATCAC